TTGGTCACCGCGCGATCGATCAGGCGCAGGTCGAAGGTGTCGTCCGAGGCGATGGTCGCGTCCGAGGTGGCGTCGTTGCCGAACAGCACGTGCGACGAGTCCGGCGAGTTCAGCGAGTTGCCGCCGAAGCCGGCGAAGCCGACGTCCTCGATGAAGTCGTCGTTCGTGCCGCGCGAGCCGGAGGCGTAGGTGAACAGCGTCTCGTCCATCCAGCGCGCCCACCACTCGGCCATCTTCTGGCGAGCGATTTCGCGCAGGTTGTGCAGCGTGCGCTTGCGGCTCATCTTGCCGCCCGCGTTGACGCCGCAGCGCACCTGCTCGATGAGCACCGAGTCCTGGAACTTGCGCAGGGCCTCTTCCTTGCCCTTCAGGATGGTGTCGCCGTAGGTGGGCTTCTGCTTGAGCTGGGCGAACAGGTCGTACTTGATCGTGTCGCCCGACTCCGACTCGAGGTCGGTGAGCACCTGCACGGGCGTCTTCGCGTCTTCGCCCTTGGACATGAAGCGGTTGCCCCAATACGACTCGCGGGCCATATCGGAGAAGAGGGTGGCCGACCAGCGCTTTACCGCGATCGGATCGTTGACACCAACAATGGTCTGGGACATGAGCGTCGTTCCTTTGATTTAGGGAAGGGACGGCACTCATGCGCCTGGCGGGTATTGCGCCCTCGCACTGATGCGCGAGGTCTTGAAGCGGGTGCGACGGCTCAGCCGTAGGCGAGCTTGGGTCGCTGCAACATCGGCACCGCCTTCTCGGCGGGCGTGGGCGGCTCGGGGCCGCGCTTGAGGGTGGCGGCGGACTCGCCGGCCTTGAGGTGGCGCACGTCGGCTTTGGATTCGATGCGCACGCGCGCACGCTGCCCGGACTTGGCTTCCATCTTGATGGTGGTGTCGGGACCGATTTTGAGCGAGTCGCCCACGGCCAAGTCGAGGTATAGCGCCATCGGCGTTACTCGCCGCGCCCGGTGAAGTTCGAACCCGGCGAGGACGCGAGGTAGGCCTCACGCTGCGCGTTGGGCATCTTCGCCAGCGCTTCCTCGAGCTTGTCGATCGGCAGCGCGTCGAGCTCGGCGAAGGTCTCGTTGCCGCGAATCTGGATCGCGGCGGCCGACGGTGCATCGGCGAGGGTTTTCGGCGCCTCGGCCGGCTGGCGCGCCTTGAGCGCCTCGGCCTTGAGCTCGGCCTCGGTCTTTGCCGGCGCCGCGCCGGGCGCGTAGTTGAACTGCGGAAAGACCTGGGCGGCGGCGCGCGCGAGCAGCTCGCTCGCGGCGAGCTTGCCGCCGGTGAGCTGGTCGATGACCGCCACCGCGTCCTGCAGCGCCGTCTTCTGCGCCTCGTTCGACATGAACTCGGCGTGCTGGGTCTGGAAGGCGATCGCGGCGGTGTTCCAGTCGGTCTCGACTTCCGCCTTGTGGGTTTCCAGCGCGGCGTTTCGCGCCGTCATGTTCTCTTCCCAGACGATGTGCTTCGCCGTGAACGCGGCCTCTTCCTTGCTCAGCTCGCGACTGGCCTTCTGCAGCTCGACGGCGTCCAGGTCGCCGTCGTCGTACTTCTTCTGAAGCGCGGCGAATTCGGCGTCGAAGTCCTTGGGCGGCTGCGGTTCCTCGGTCGCCGGCGGTACGTAGGCCTGCACGATCGGTTTCGCGGCCTCGGCGGCGGCCTTTGCCGCAGCTTCGGCAGCCGCGGCTTCCTCGGCGGCCTTCGCGGCGGCCGCCGCTTCGGCGTCGGCGGCGGCGGTCTTCGCGGCGGCCGCCGCGGCGATGCCTTCGGGCGTCAGGTCACTGCCGTCCAGGGGAAGCGCGGCCTGCGCGGCTTCGGCTTCGGTGGGGGTGGCGGCGTCGATGACGGCGTCGCGCGGGTCGGTGTCGGGAATCATGGTGTCTCCGGGTTCGGGTTGTGCGGCGGGGGCGCTTCTCGATCGGCGCTTTGGTCGGGGTCGTACAGTCGGTCAGCCGCCGGTGCCAGCGGCGAGGCCGCCTCAAGCACGGCGGCGAGGTTGAGGGCCTTCTCCTTGCCCGTGACGCCCTTCTCCTTCGCGGCCGCGCGGTGCTGGTCGGCGGTCGCGAGCTTGACCTGCGTGTCGGCGGCGAGGTTTTCGTCCTGCAGGCGTTGGCGGTTCTGCGCGTCCGCCGCTTCCTTTTTTTTCTGCGCGATGTACTGCGGATCCTTCTCCTGGCCCGGCTCCGGCATGCCGTTGAGCTGGCGGATACGCTGGGCGAAGACGTCCTTGTTCGGCAGGTCGGTGAGCTCGAAGGCCATGTCGAGCAGTTGCAGCGCGGTCTCGGGCGGCAGACCCTTGAGCGAATCGAAGACCTGCTCGGCCATCGCCATACGCATGGTCTCGTGGTAGTTCATTTCGTCGACGATGAAGTCGGCTTCGGTCTTCGTGACGTCGTTGTTGAAGATGACCTGGCCGTTCTCGTCGATGGTCGGCTCGTTCAGCGTCACGAACTTGGCGGCGCCCGCCGGGCCCAGGATGCGGAACTTCTTCGGCAGCGACATGAACTGCTCGACGTTGCTGAGCTGCTTGACCCCCGACTCCTGAACCGACTGGCGCTGGTTGTCGAACAGCTCGGCGGTCGTGACGGAACCTTGCTGCTGCTTCGCCCGGATGGCGATGCCGGACAGCGCGCCAGAGTCCTGGCCGGTGTTCTCGCGGGTAACGCCGGACAGCTCGTAGATGTTGGCCTTCGCTTCCTGCATCAGTTCGATGTGGCCGTTGGCCAGGTCGCGATTGGTCTGGATTTCGAACTTCTTCTCCGCGAGAGCGCCGGGCTTCACCCGCACCTCGCCGTCGGGACGGCGGGCTTCCTCGAGCATCGTGTTCTCGTCGCCTTCGTTGAAGGCGTCGGACTCGTAGATGATGCGTTCGCTCGACAGCAGGAACAGCGCCTTGGAGCGGCGCTTGTTGTACTCGTCCTGCGAGTCGCGGGCCAGACGAATCAGGCCGTAGGGCATGCCGTCGCGGTGGCGGCGGTAGCCCCAGCACGGGGTGAAGGGGAAGCGGTTGTGCTTGTACGGGCTCTTGCGCACCGACAGCAGCAGCCCCGGCGTCCAGATCGCGCAGTGCATTTCCTCGCTGACGCTGTCGACCAGGCTGCACACCCCGCTCTCGATCGCCTGCTGCTGCCCGACGTTGGTCGGGTCGTAGACCTGGCCGCGGTACTGCGCGTCGCCGCGCAACTTCTGCGCCGGCACCGGCAGCCGGAACCAGGTCTCGAGGCCCAGGATCCGCGGACGGGTGCGCCGGCTCATCAGGCTGGTGCCGGACAGGCTGAAGGTGCCGCTCATGGCCGAGGCGGAGCGGCTCAGCGTCGAGCCGTAGAACATTTGCGGCAGCGAGTTTTCGAGGTCGAGCTGCTCGAGCTGCGGGTCGAAGAAGTCGTAGGCGCGGTGACGCAACTGCTCCGCTCGATCGGGGAACATCGCCTGGGAGTAGTCGAGGTCCAGGTATTTGCCGCGGATGAGGTAGCGGCAGTCGCGCAGCACGTTGCACCGGCTGTACGGGTCCCACCACATGCCCTTCCAGTCCTGGTAGCGGGTCGTGATGGGCTCTTCGAATTCGTCGTTGTTGTAGCAGTCCTCGATCCAGCCCACGCCGACGTCGACGGCGTCACCGAAGGCGCGGCTGCGCTCCCAGCCAGCGGCGTTGACGTCGGAAATGTATTTCAGCAGCTCCTTCTTGAGCTGCGCCATGTCCACGTCTTCTTCCGAGCGCGGCAGCACGTTCCAGTCGACACGGGTGCGGCGCTCGGTGCCCTTGACCCAGTCCACCATCTGCTTGACCAGGGGGAAGCGCAGCGCGGCCTGGCCGCGGTCTTCCAGGTGGGCGGCGTCCTCGAGCTTCCATTGGTCGCCGTCGCGGTAGTCGGCATCCACGATCTGCTCGCGGCGGTTCTCCGCGTGCAGGTCGCGCGCCTCGGTCCACCAGTCCTCGAGCTTGGCCAGCAGTTGCGCGTTCTGCCCGCTGTCGAGCGGATTGACGGGCGCGGAATCGGGGTTGGCGACGGGCAAATTCCGCCCATCCGCCGCGAAGTCGCCGCCGGCGTAGGAGACCATGTCGTTGGCCATGGCTCAGCCGATCAACCGGTCGCCGTTGATGTCGACGAACATCGACAAGCCGACCCGCTCGCAGGATTCGAGGAAGTCGTCGAGGTTCTTGTAGCGGAACTTCGGTGCCGGCGGTGCCTCCCGCAGATCGTCCAGGTAGTCGAGGATCGCGTCCATGACGCGGAACATGTCGTCGCGGGTGACGAAGCCGTAGCAGCACTCGGCGATCGGCTTGACGATCTGCACGAAGGCGTTCTTCTCGAGGCACTGCCACATGTCCGATAGCGGCATGAACCCGCCCTTCCTCGGCGCGAGGTGGTAGATGAAGAGCGCCGGCTGCCGACCACGACCGTCGCCGAAGTCACCGTAGTGAAGCTCGATGGTCAGATCGCCCTTGCGGCCGACGTGACTGTGCTTCTCGGTGGTGATTTCGGGCCGCGTGTCGTAGCTCGGCGGCATCACGAGCTGGTTCACGAACCGGCCACCGTCACGTTGTTCTTGCTGACCACGGCCCACTTCAGCTCCGGCGTCGAAATGAAATCGATGCTGGCGCCGTCGAAGGCCGCGAAGGTGGCGGTGTCCTTCGGGCCACCGGTGGTGCCGTCGTCGATGAGGTCCGTGACCGTCACCACGTGCGCGAAAGCCGTGGTGCTGACGAGGCGGCGGCGGATGTTCGCCGCGCCCGGCGCAGCCATCGTGTAGGCGCCGGCGCTGGTCTTGGTGAGGTAGTGGTTCACCGGACCGGCGGCGGTGACGCCGATGGCTTCGTCGACCACATGGCTGGTGCCGGTGTTCAGCAGCGCCAGGGCGGTGGCTGCCGCGGCCGCGGCATCGGCGGTGGACTGGGCGGCGTCGATCGCGGTCTGCATGTCGTCGAGCGAGCTGGCCGCCGTGCCTTCCTGCATCTGCTGGCAGTAGGCGCCCTCGGCGTCGATGATCATGTTTCCGCGCGGCTGCAGGCCGCTGTCGATGGCGGCGGCGAGCTGGGCGACGAAATCGCGGTGCTCGAGGCTGCGCACGAGCGGAAGAGCGGTGATGGTCATGGCATTTCCTTGATCAGAGCAGGAGGCTCGATGAGGGTGAAGGTCGAGGGTTGCGTGGCGTAGACACCATGGCTGGCCGACGAGCCGCCGAAGCACACCATGATGGCGGCCAGATCAGCGAGGACGGCGTCAACCACGTCCTGCGAGACCGGCTGGCCTTCCACGTCGGTCCAACTGGCTTCGGAAAGCTGGCCTTCGCCGGCGACCAGCAATGGGCGGTCGGTGCCGTACAGACGGTACTGCTGGTACTTGCCCTTGCCGGACCAATCATCGCCGCGGCGCTGGATGCAGATGCCCACGCGCCCGGGCTCGTTGTTCTCGTCCGTCGCCAGGAAGTCGCCGCCGGTGACGCGGTAGCGCGCGGTGATGGCGCGTGCGCCCACGTAGGAGGGCGGATCGGGGTTGATGACGGCATCGACACCGCCAGAGAGTGGGAGGTCGATGATCCAGCCAGCACCTTGCATGGTCGGATGCTTTGGCATCCCCTGCGAGTAGTCGGTGCCGCGCACGATCGGGCCGATGTACCAGCCGGCGTGCGGCGGCGTCGCGCTGCTGCCGCTGACCTGGCCACCCTTGTGCTTGGACTTGGCCACCGCGAGGAAGCCGATGATCCCGAGCACGGCGAGCAGGATGTAGATGTTCACGGATTGCTCTCCGCGACCATCGGTGCGGCCGCCGCTTCGACCGTTGCCGCCAGTGCCTCGGCCGGAATCTCGGTCTCCGCCTGCTCGATGCGCGCCTTGAGCGCGGCCGGATCATCCTTCACAGCGACGATTTCGGCGACCGTGGCGGTCAGAGCCGCGTTCTCACTTTCGAGGCGAGCGATCACGTTGCGGCTAGCCTGCGGGGGAAGCTGTGGGGC